CGATACTTGTATTCACTTGAAAAAGGATTAACTAAAAATCTATTATTACCGTTTTTGATACTTCTGCTGTCTGTGTAATCGTTATCTAGTCCTGTTGAATAGATACTACCTGATGCAGTTTGTGCTAACATGTATTTTTTTAACTGTGCAGGATTCATATGAGGATTTGCTTGTAGTATCAATGCTCCTACTCCACAAACTTGCGGACTAGCCATACTGGTTCCACTGATATTCATGATCTTAAAATTAGTGTCTTGGGGATAATTACCTGTGTTAAATTCATTTATAGTACTACTTGTACTCATTATATCAGTACCCGGAGCGTACAAGTCCACACCAGGACCGTTTTCACTGCTTTGTGCTTTTTGTTCTAAGCCTTCTGAATGTACTGAACTATCAATGTTACCTACCACAATTGCTTCATCGTCGTATGGGCTTCCTCCTCTGTGATAATATCTATTAGATCCAAACGCACCACTATTGAAATAGTTGTTGTAATCAACTCCACCAGGTACATCAATTTTTTGAAAACTGTTTCCGGCAGCAACACAAACATGTATTCCTGCATCTATCATTTCTTGTAGGTCTGTGTCTACACTAGCAACTCTTACTACATATCTATACAAATTGTAAACACTCACATAAGAACCAACCATACCATAATCTGTTCTTCTGGTTGTACCTGTCCAATTTGTACCTCTGTAGTTTCCACCTAGTATATTGTAAAAATAACTGCCATATCCCCAACTCATGTTAACAATAGTAGGTCTTTTAAATCCAGTCACTGGATCTACAGGCTTATTATTGTGCCATCCTTTTATAACATCAAAACAATCAGTGATGCTGATGCCAGTTCCGGGATCCCCGCTTCCTTCTAGTCCTGCTACTTTTACACTGTAAATATGAGATTCTTTAGCCCATCCGTATGTTTTACCTGCAGCAATTCCTGCACAATGAGTTCCATGTCCGTTATAATCTCTATAATGATTGGCATTTTGAGTTCCACTCAATCCGCTAGATGTGTACCAATCTATTTGTTGCACACGAGACACGCCATTTTTGTCTTGAAATTCCGGATGATCTACTTGCAAGCCACTGTCTTGTATCACAACATCAACACCAGTTCCGTCTAGGTTATAGGTATATTGTCCTGTGTTTTCTGTTAGGTTAGAACCATAAGGATTATTAGTACCAATACAACGTCTCAGTCCCCAGTTGACAAAATTACCACTATCACTGGTAGTTTTGGTAAAGTCTGCTGTTTGTATTGCATTTCTAACAAGTTCTAAATCATCATCCTGATCTGGTGGTATTGCAACATCTACTACTCTATGATCGTTTCTTAGAGCTTGTGCTTCTTGGTCTGTTAATGAATAATGTGTGTTTCTTTCACTCAGCAATCTAGCATTGGCTATATCAACACTACGATCAGGTATAGTAGTATTTCCGGTAGTTTGAGTCATTTCTGCTGCAAAACTAGCAGCGTCAACGCCACGTTTTAAACTTACTATATATTCACGCTCAGTCAAGTTATTATTTCCTTGTAATATATCAAACTATGCTAAAGTTAATACCACCCGATAGGGTAAAGCTGCCTTGAATCTCAGTAACACTTACTCCAGGATACGGCGTACTCACAGGTATTGTTGCTTGATAAAGTATTCTGCGCTCACTACCTTGTAGTGCATTGTAATCTGCACTCCAGCTTGCAGTCGGGCTTGTAACTTCTGTGCCTTCATACATATCTGCACTGGGTTGAATTTCTACATTGTTCTGTATCCAATTTCTCAAATCTTCGTATGTCCAGCCTCTGTTATATTGCATTACTACACCTAACATACCGCATGCAACAGGACATGCTGCACTGGTTCCGCTGAATCGTGTGTCTCTACATCCGCTCATAATTGTTAAATCAGGGTATGTATCATCTGCTCTAGCAACATCTAGTCCGTATGTACCTTCTGTAGCAGCCAGTGTTCCGTCTGCTGGTGCATAGATATCAATAGCATTGCCCATATCGCTGTAGTCAACTTTTCTGTCTTGATCAAAACTATTGGTCATGTCGTCGTCTAGTGCGCCAACATTGATTGCTGGAAACTTAACTGTGGTGTTTCCTTGAAAAGTTTGACTTTCTGTTTTACCTATGTGTTGCGGAAATCCTCGTCTATTTGTTGATCCTGTTACTGTAAAGCCAAACTCTGTAAAACTGTCTTGATAGAATGTATTAGTGTTATTATTACTAATGCGGTTATCATAGTTAGGATGATCTGGATTGTATTGAGGTTGATTACTGTTTCCAGCTGCACAAACCATAATTACACCTGCTTGTGTTAATTCATCTCCAGCTTGTGTCATACTATTGTCATACATTTCACTTTTCCAACGACCACCGTCACCTCTTGCACCTAGCCAACTGATAAAACCTGGCTCGTTAGAAGTTCCTCCATAACTCACAGGAGCGTCTTGTCTCCAATAGTAATAAGACCCGCTTTTGTTGCTGGCTCTATATCCCCAACTATTACTACTCATAGTAGGATCTTTAGTTCCAAAAATAGGATTAACAGGCTTGTATTGATGGAATATTTTTTGTATATCAAAACCAATTTCCATACTACCTGGATTATAAGTTCCGTATAAGTTTAACTGCCATTTGTTACAGTTATATGCCCAGCCATGTGTGCGTCCATAAATTAAACTAGCACACTGCGTACCGTGTGTACCTGTTGTTGGAAAAGTACTGTTGGATCCATGCGCTCTATCTCTAGTGTAGTTGTTGCTGACTGGAATATTACCAAATGCCGCAAAACTTGCACTACGCTGTGTGCTATTTTGCCACCAACTACGTGCAACTGACTCTACAGGAACAGTTGTGCCATCCCAACGTGTCATCAATCTGTTAGCACTATCAGCATTGAACCAGTCTGGATCAATGTAGTAAGGTGCATCTAAAACAACATCAAGTACGTCACAATAACCATTTCCTGGCAGTACATTGCCGCCAACATAATCGTCTGGATTTACAGCATTTGGAACACCACTGTTGATGAATTCTGTGTGACCAATCCATGTAGCATTATCAGCACAAATGATGTCTACATTTTCTCCTGCTCCCATTTGTTGTACTTTGGCACTGATAGCTACATTTTCTGCTGTAGCACTAGTTTTCCAAGGGTTTTGTTTGGTTTGCATTCTATACAATTGACTGCTATTGCGGTTTACTGTGGGCTCTGCGTTTGTAAAGTTTGATTGTACACTGCTAGACCCAACTGTCCACATTTGATAGTTCAGGTAAGGAACTGCCCATCTGTCTGTTGCAACACCACTGGTAGCACAGTGCAGTTCTTCCCAGGGAGGCATAAACTCTTCAGGATATTTGTCTGGACTTCTATTAATAAGTTTAATCCTTGGATCTGTACTCAATGATTGTGCTTCTTGTTCAGTGAGCAAAAACTCTCCACGAACTGGACTATGAATTAAATCGTTAGTACAAGTGCATGCTCTGTCAGGGATAGTATCAGGTGTTGCATCACTTGTACACAATTCATCATGTATTTCTTGCCACTGTTCTGTGGTGTATGTTCCTAGTGTATAGTATTGTTCACTCATTGGTTATCCTTAATGTAGGTCTACCCAAACGCCATTGGCATAGCCTTGGAATTTGTGTGTATCAGTATTATAAATCAAGTCACCATTTTCACTGGTTTTTGCATCTCTGTCTACTGTTGTAAAACTAGCTAGTTTAAACGGACTTTGTGTAACTGCTACTCTGTTAGTAGCACCTGTGCCTGCTGCTAAGTTAATAACTGTGCTACTGGTTATAGTTGGCGTTCCAGCAGAAGTAGATGTAATGTCTCCGTTAATGTTTATATTACCTGTTCCTGTAATATCATTACCATTTAAGTCTAAGTTACCGCCTAGTTGAGGAGTTGTATCTTCTACAACATTGTTAAGAGAGCCGCCCCCGCCGCCTGACTGTGCAACCCATGCATAGTCTCCGCTTGTCCAACTCAGCACATATCCATCTGTTGGATTTGATTGATTTAAATGTGCATCGACATCTGAGTTTGAATAGCTGCCGCCTCCATTAGCGTTAACCCATTCTTGTGTAGCTAATGTACCACTTTCATCTGGAAGTATTATATCTCTGTCAGCAGTTACTGATGTTGCTTGAAGCTTTGCTTCAAAATCATCCGGCACTGTGCCTTCGAAAATTAATTTCGTACCTTGTTTAATCCAGATATTTTGATCAGGATAAAATACGATATCTTGATCTGTTCTGAGTTCTAAATCTCTTCCGTTTGCTTTGATGGTGGTCATATCAAATACTCCTCTTGTACATATTTATTCAATACACAGTCATAAAAACAGGCTCCGAAGAGCCTGTTTTCTTTTTGATATTTTGCAATTCTTATGTGAATGCAAGCTGGTTTGTTGTAACAGCAATTTTTGCAAGATAGTCAGCTGCGTTACCAAGTGATGATGCTTGGTTGCTTAGTTCCACATAACCATAACGTGTCATGAATGACACAACTGGTTCAAATGTTTGTGGATCTAGTACTGTACCGCTTGACATCAGTGGGATGTATGGGCAGTAGAACGCCGCTGCGTCTGTTTCTGTTGAACCTTTGTAACCAACTAGGACATCGTCGTTAGCTGCGTACTGGTTTACATAAACACGCATTGTGCCGTTTAGTGTACCAACGAATTTTGTATTTGTTGGTGCTTCAAAAGTACCTTCTGTGCTACGTGCAAATGCGCTTGTTGTTGCACTTTGTAGAACTGTTAGTACTGTTGGGCTTACAACTGCCCAGTTACCTGCACCACGACGTGTACGTGCTGCAATTGTGTTTGCATTTTTGTTGATTAGAACTGCAAGAGCTGCATGCTCGTCACCAACAAATGTTGCTGTACCACTTACGCTACCTTGTGCGTATGTGTCACTTGCTGCACCAGCAAGACTTGTTAGGCTTGCAATGATTTCTTGGTCGATTTCAGCAGTAATTTCTTGTGCAAGTGCTTGCATAATTTCTGCTTCAACGTCAAGACCATGCATGCTTTGTGCGTCTTGTGCTGCTTCAAAAGTCCAACGTGCTGATAGCTTACGTGATTTTGCTTCAACAGTTTGCTTTAGAACTTGAATGCTAAGTTTTTTACCTGCTTCACCTTCTAGAGCTGAAGTTGCTGCGCCGCCGTTGCTTGCTGCATCGCCTGCGTAGCCTGTTGCAATTGCGAATGGGCTTAGTGCTTCATCGCCTGCTACGGCTGTGTCAAATGTTTCTGCGTAGCGTACACGTAGTGTGTGGATCTGACCAACTGGGCCTGTCATAGGCTGAACACCAACGATCTCGTTGGCGATAACAGTTGGCATAACACGTCTAATCACTGGAAGGATAACCTTGTTAAGGGTAGCAATGTTACCACTTTGAGTTGCACCAGCAGTCACAGCCTCTGAGAGGTATGCTTTGGTGTTTTCAAGTGTTGTTTCCATAACTTGCTTTTTTGTTCCAGTTAGACCGTCTGTAAGAGCGGCTTTAGTTTCGCTCCAATTTTCCATTAGGTTGTCTGCCATTTTCGGTCTCCTTAACTTATACCGGCTAATTTACGAAGGTTAATAATTTCCGCAGTATTACCAGCTTCTGCTGACTCTGTAACTGCTTCTTTATTTCCAGTGATCTCTTTTGAAGATTCACTTAGTACCTTCTTTTCTGGTTGTTTAGCATCTTCTTTCAATACAGAAGGTAGATACTTGTTGAATGCACTTTGTAACTTGTCTGTTTGTGTACTTTCAAGTAATGCACCCATGATTTGTTTTTGTTGCTTGTTAAGCGGTGCCATCATCTCTTGCATGACAGCTTTGCGCTCTGCTACGTCTGCTTTGATGCGAGCATCTCTTGCAGATTCTTGTAGCTGAACTTCTTTTTCAGCAACTTTTGCTTCAGATTCACTAAGTTTAACTTGTAGTTCGTCCATTGCTTTGTTTAGTTTTGCAACTTCAGTACCTTCATTGAGGTAGCTGCTCATAAACTCTGCTGCAAATGTTTCGAAAATCTTACGTCCAAAGGTATTTTCTTTGGCTGTTTTGATATCTTCACGTAGTGTTGTAAGTTCACTCTTGATAGTATTTTCAAGAATTCCCTCAATCTTTTCTGCAGATTTAGCAATAAACTCACGTTTTGTTTCGTTAATGACTTCTTTGCCTTCTTTGATCATTTTGACTTTTGCTTCAACTAGTGAGCGTTTGTCTTCATGAAACTCGTTGAGCTCTTTGGTCAGTTGCTCCATAACAAAACCCTCTAGTTGGGCCATGTTAGTTTCTTGCAACTTGCGGTCTTCGCGAAGTTCGTTAATTTCTTTGCGAAGTGTATCCATCACAAATGAATCAAGCACTTTTGCATGCTCTTTCATATGTTTGCGATATGCTACACGATCTTCTGCAACTTTGGCTTTGTCTTCTTTGAACTCTTCGAGTTCTTTAGCAATAACATCACCTATCATTGTATCCATAGCTTCAACAATTTGCGATTTGTCATTTTCATAACGTTGTGCAAATTCTTCTCTAAGTTCAGCTGTGATTGCCTCACGAGCTTCTGTTAGCTGGGTTTCCCAAGCTTCGGATAGTGAAGATCTAACCTCCTCGGAGAGCGCATTTGAGCTTAATAGTTCATCCATTGCATGAGCCATATTAATCTCTCCTATACTTCAGGTTTTTAATAAAATTTGTCACCTCTTCCTGGAGATAACGTTGTGCTCTGTTGTCGTGTCCTGCTGCACTAGCGACATCCATTAGTACATTACCCCGTCTATGATTCATAATTCTTTCATAGATTGGATCGGGATAAGCATCCGGAGCACTTGGATTTGCAACTATGTCTACAGTAATAATCTCAAAATCTTTGACAATACCGTTTTCATTTACATTGCCGCTGCCTCTACTTGACACGCCTAGTTTTACACCACTCTCTAATAGGGTTTTACAAATGTTTCCCATTGGAGTTGGCAATATTTTCAGCTTACCGATACCATTAGCACCGTCAATATCCATCTCAGTAATCATGTGACTCACACGATCAAGATTGATATTTAGGTCATCTGGATGATCAGCTTCGCCTAATACACTGTATCCTTTTTTAATTTTTTCATTGATTGCTCTAACAGCACCATGAATTTCTTCTTTTGTATAGATACGGTTGTTCTGATTGCGTACATCGCCTTCAATAAAGATACCTTTCATGTACAGGCTTTTGCCACCGTTAGCTTCTTCGATAGCTTCGGTGACAATATTAGCCTGACTATAAGTTAAGTGTTCTTTTAGCGAGGTAAACATATTACTTCATTCCTCTAATTGGACTGTCGCTTTTGTTATCTTCGCTTTTAGCTGCTGGAGCTGCGCTTAGATCGCCTGCTTCTTGTGGGCCGTCAACACCCATATCTCCAACTGTTGGAGCACTTGCGCCCTTTTCTTCAGTTGTGTCTGTTGGGTGTGCTTTTGCATCGTTAGGTGCAGATGCATTGCCTGCAACTGGTGATGCTTTGTCGCTGTTATCACTGTGTGATACATTGACCGCTGTCATTGTTGCACCTTCTTCCATAGGCTCAACTTCAGCTTCTTCTTCCATGTCTACGGATTCTTCTGCTGGCTCATCGCCCATCATATCAGCAAATGCTGCACGTAGTTCTGCAATTGCATCTTCTACGTTGTCCATGGCCTCTTCTGCTTCTGCTTCAGGGCTTTCTTCTTCGCCTTCATCATCAGCTTCTGGTTCCATGTCCATTGCTAGATCCATTTCTGCATCTTCGTCGTCCATGTCCTCATCGTCCATGATTTCTTCTTGCTCGATTTCTTCTTCAGCTGTTTCGATATCATCAAGGAAATCTTCTTCAGCATCAGAAACATCAATTGCTTCTTCTACTTCGTCGTCCTCTGAATCATCGTCAGCTTCATCAAGATCGATAGTTTCGTCAAGATCCTCTTCAGTAATCTCGTCTTCTACTACTTCATCGTCTTCTGTGATACTTGACCAATGTGATTTGGCTTTCTCAACAAAAACGTTGTGTAGGAGATCAGCAGCTTTGTCCTGCTCATCGTTGACGAGATACTCAAGAACCTTTACTAAAGATTCCTTGTGTTCGCTCATATCTTTCTCCTTAAAAAATTACAGGCTTACCAAGATGGTTTACATCTATATTTAGTAACCAAGACGTTTTACTTAGTAAAACACCTAAAAAATGGGTATTTTATGACAAAATTGTCATGATAAGTAAAAAAACTTGGAAAAAATTTAGCCTTGAGATGGGGTAGCGTATATTTTTTG